GTCGGTCATCGCGGTCAGTTCCAGGTCAGGGGTTGAGTGTCAGCAACCCAACCCTGCCACGAACCAACGCGGTGACCGCCTCAAACCCGGCGATCAGCTCCTACACCACGCCTGGGGGCACAACCCGCCTCAGCGCGGCGCCCTAGCCAGGAGAGACAGGATGTGATGAAGCCGACTGGAGCAGCGGTAGGAACTGGGATACGAAATTCTCTGGACGCGGTGAGATGCGTCTCACTGGATGCGTCACCGTACTTCGCCCGTCCAGCCTCCAAACTCGTGACAGTCCGCGGCACGACGCAGCACGCGATGCGCCCATGCTGGCGCTGGCAGTGGCGCACGGACCGGCAGAACAGCCTCATCCCGCCTTCGGAGCGTTGAGGCTATTGCGGGTGTAGGGGACGCGCAGCGGCGGATCTGAACTTGTCGGTCAAACCGGACAGCTCCCGATGCGCTACTGCTCCACGCCCTGTCCAACTGCTCTGGAGCTGGTTTAGTGAGCATTTCTGACGCCTCCGACGCTGCCCTTGAGGCGGCCTCCGAAGATGACCGGGCTTGGTTTGAGGCCAACCCCAACCGATCCTTCCGGGCGCGGCCTCAAGTTCCGGGCGAGTGGCCTGCCGGAGCGCTGAGTCGCCTGCCGCACGGTCAGTTCTGGTTCACCGTAATCAACCAAGTGAAGCCTGGTGTTCGAATGCGCCTGCCGATATCAGTTGAGGCCGAGCCGGACCCGGATGAGCGTGCGGCGTCTGTTTTGTTTGCGTTGGCCACGGAGCGCGGCATTCAAAGCGATGGGCTGAGCGAGTAGCGCCCCGCGTCTGACCACGCATGAGGCGATGTGGTGCGAAAGCTGGGTATGAGCCGGATCAGCTTCGGCGGACGGTGACTCCAGCTGCCGGCGCTGTGCCGGCGCGGGTCCTCAGCCGTTGTCGGCGGGTCAGCAGCGTGACCTCAGGGCCGCGCTCAGCACCTTCACGAAGGGCGGCATCTAGCGCCCGAACAGCGGTCTGAATGCGCGAGTCGCCAATGGCTACTTCAGCGTCTTCTTCCATGCGATACGGTCGCGCGAAGCGGCGCATCCGGCAAGTCACGCAACGCGCGGAGGCCGACCTTGCCGCCCCAGCCGCCGAAGTGGAGGCAGGTTGTTGGTTTGGCCGAAGGGCATCACCACGAACCAGAGAGCGGCGGTGGTTGAGCTGCGGCCGCGGGGGATCGTGGTGCGCTCAAGGGCTGATGCTGACTGCCGAAGTCGCGGTTGCCGCGTTTGTTTCACGGGGGCAATCGCCGAACCGATGATTGATGCAAAAGGGGCTAATCCGCGTCTGACAGCCGGAACTGCACTGGTGCAGTGAGCAACCGATCGGCTGCGTCAAGCGCTCCCTGCAAGCGTCACGCAGGGGCAGCGAGGGCTTCCGGGGCAGCTTGGCTGCACGGGCAGCGCGTGTGCCTTGGCGACCCGCGCTGGTGCCCGGCGTGGGGGCGATAGGCAGGAGAAAGCTCCGGGCGGCCCTGCGACCGAGTCAACTACCGGAACGGCAAGGCGTTCCAGTGCCTACCCGCAAGACCTATTCCGCCGTTCAGCCAACCGGTAAGGACGCGTAGAATGACCGCTTCGTTAGGCTTGCTTGTGCCCCGCCGGACAGCGCTCAGCGTCACTGCTGCTGCAGGACTCATGACTTGCTCGCGAACTGCTAGCACGCAGTCTTTGGGGGCACGACCTGTAGGTCATGTAGTTCTTCTCGGCGATTCCGTCTTCGACAATGCAGGCTACCTCCGGGGTAGTGGGCCCGACGTGGTGGCGCAGCTCCGCAGGCGATTGCCATCAGGCTGGCAGGCCACTCTCCTAGCCGGAGGCGGCTCTGTAGCGGCCGACGTGCCAGGTCAGCTCGCGAGGCTGCCGCCCGATGCGACCCACTTGGTGGTCAGCGCGGGCGGCAACGATGCCGGCCGGCGCGAGGGCGTGCTTGCTGAACCGGCGCGGAGCGTGGCTCATGGTCTCTCTCGGATTGCAACCCTTCGCGAAAGCTTCGAACAGGATTACCGAACGATGCTTGACGTGCTGCTCGGGCGTGGGCTGCCAGCCGCAGTCTGCACGGTCTACGACCCGCGTTTCCCCGGGCCTGAACGCCGGAGGGTAGCGATTGTGGCCCTCGCCACGTTCAACGATGTGATCACCCGCGGCGCCTTCGCGCAGGGTACTGCGCTAATCGACTTGCGTCTGATCTGCAGCGAGGACAGGGATTTCGCCGGCCCCACAGGGCCCTCGGTGAGAGGTGGCGAAAAGATCGCGGCAGCGATCGCCAACTGGGCCGCCGGGCACAGACCCACGCGAGGAAGATCCGAGGTGGTATCCGGAAACGAGAGTGGCTGAGCGAGCAGTGGGGCGCGCCACATGCCTTGTTCCGACATTTCTTTATCGCCCAGCATCTAATCGTGAGCGCCGACGCGTTGCTGCTAGTACAGCGACAATCAGAAGGGGCAGAGGCGGGCCCGGTAGCCATAGGCGGCGTCATCCACCTGGCCTTGCGGCTGAGTAGGCGTTCGAGGTTGTGGATCGGGCCTCAAATTCCCCGACGCGGCTGACGGAGACGATTTCCTCGTCCGCGCTAATCGCTTTGTGCCTGCCCTTGGGCATGCGCCGCCGTTAATGGACAGCAGGCTGGGGGAAACGCCTTGTAGCCGGCGGACCGCGAAAACCGTCACACCGGCCGTGCGGTCTCCTCGACCAGTTGTCCTTTCCCCTAGGCACGGTAGCGCCGCCGGCGGCGCTCGAGGCCATAGGCGCATGCTCAGACTTCCGCCGAGGCCTTAACGGTGGCGCCGCCTGTAGGGCTGAATTGCGGGCAGCTCTAAATGCAGATCACGGTTCCGCAATAACGACTGATCGTGCCACCTTTTCGCTTCATCGGCGTTATGATGAATTGCGAGCAGCCCGGTTGCACGCCTGAACCTGTAATCCATCTGTGGTTTGATGCGGCGCGGCATTACTGGCCTTGCTCTGGCCGAGACTGGACAGCCCCGTGTGCCCCGCGTGGGCAGTCTCGCTGGCTTGGATGCGGGCCTGACGTTGTTTGAGTGGAGGAGCTGATGGCGTTCTCCGAGGACTTTTTTTCAAGCTATACGCGGGACTACGTCCGGCAAGGCGACGCCGCGATGTCCCTCCAGGAATTCCTGGAGGGCTGCCGGGACAACCCGATGATGCATGCTTCGGCGCCCGAGCGCATCTTGGCGGCCATCGGCGAGCCGGTGTTGGTGGACACGTCGAAGGACGCGCGGCTCGGGCGCATCTTTCTCAATCGCACGATCCGGCGCTATCCCGCCTTCGACGAGTTCTACGGCATGGAGGAGACGATCGAGCGGATCGTCGGCTTCTTCCGCCACGCAGCGCAGGGGCTCGAGGAACGCAAGCAGATCCTGTATCTGCTCGGCCCGGTCGGCGGCGGCAAGTCCTCGCTCGCGGAGCGACTGAAGGCGCTGATGGAGGTCAACCCGATCTATGTGCTGAAGGCCGGGGGCCAGGTCAGTCCGGTCTTCGAAAGCCCGCTGGATCTTTTCGACCCTGAGCGCCACGGCGCATTGCTGGAGGAGCGCTACGGCATTCCGCGCCGGCGCCTCGGCGGCTTCATGAGCCCCTGGGCGGTGAAGCGGCTCGATGAATTCCGCGGCGACATCTCCCGCTTCACCGTGATGCGCGTCAATCCGTCGCGCCTGCGGCAGGTTGCCATCGCGAAGACCGAGCCGGGCGACGAGAACAACCAGGACATCTCCTCCCTGGTCGGCAAGGTCGACATCCGCAAGCTGGAGTTGCACGCGCAGAACGACCCGGACGCCTACAGCTTCTCGGGGGGGCTCAACCGCGCCAACCAGGGCATGCTCGAATTCGTCGAGATGTTCAAGGCGCCGATCAAGATGCTGCATCCGCTGCTGACGGCGACGCAGGAAGGCAGCTACATCGGCACGGAGAACATCGGCGCCATTCCCTTCCGCGGCATCATCATGGCGCATTCGAACGAGGCGGAGTGGCACAGCTTCCGGAACAACCGGAACAACGAAGCCTTCATCGATCGCATCTACGTCATCAAGGTACCCTACTGCCTGCGCGTGACCGAGGAGCAGAAGATCTACGAGAAGCTGCTTCAGGGCAGCGAGCTTTCACAGGCGGCCTGCGCGCCCGGTACCCTCGAGATGCTCGCACGCTTCTCCGTCCTGTCGCGCCTGCGAAAGCACGAGAACAGCAACCAGTTCTCCAAGATGCGTGTCTATGACGGCGAGAGCCTGAAGGAGACCGATCCGCGGGCGCGTAGCCTGCAGGAATACCGAGATGCGGCCGGCCCGGACGAAGGCATGGACGGTATTTCGACGCGCTTTGCCTTCAAGGTGCTGGCAGCCACCTTCAACCACGATACCAGCGAGGTTGCCGCCGACCCTGTCCACCTGATGTACGCCCTGGAACAATCCGTGCGGCGGGAACAGTTCGGCAGCGACGCCGAGAAGCGCTACCTGGAATTCATCAAGGGCGAGCTGGCACCGCGCTATGCCGAGTTCATCGGGCATGAAATCCAGAAAGCCTATCTCGAAAGCTACCACGACTACGGCCAGAACCTGTTCGACCGGTACGTCGCCTATGCCGATGCCTGGATCGAGGATGTGGACTACAAGGATCCGGATACCGGCCAGCTGCTGAATCGCGAGGCCGTGAACCACGAGCTGACCAAGATCGAGAAGCCGGCGGGCATTGCCAACCCGAAGGACTTCCGCAACGAGGTGGTGAAGTTTTCGCTACGCTCGCGTGCTGCATCCGGCGGCCGCAACCCGTCCTGGACCAGCTACGAGAAGATCCGCGACGTCATCGAGAAGCGGATGTTCAGCCAGGTCGAGGAGCTGCTGCCGGTGATCAGCTTCGGCTCGAAGCAGGACAACGAGACGGAGCGCAAGCACAACGAGTTCGTCCGCCGCATGACCGCGCGGGGCTATACCGAGCGGCAGGTGCGCCGCCTGGTGGAGTGGTACATGCGTGTCAAGCAATCGAGCTGAGGCACAAGGCGCCGCGGATGCAGATCGTCGACCGTCGCCTGAACCCGAGCGGGAAGAGCCTCTCCAACCGGCAACGCTTCATCCGTCGCGCCAGGGAGCTGGTCCGGGAGGCGGTGCGCGAGGCGGCCGGCGAGCGCAGCGTGCGCGACCTGGCCCGCGGCGGCGAAGTGACCATTCCCGCCGGCGGCGTGAACGAGCCGCAGTTCCATCGCGCCGCCGGCGGGCTTCGCGAGCATGTACTGCCGGGCAACCGGGAGTTCCTGGAGGGCGACCGCATCCCGCGCCCTCGCTCCGGCGAGGGCGGCGGCCGGGAGGGCAGCCTGGACGGGAAGGACGAAGACAGCTTCCGCTTCGCGCTGACGCAGGAGGAGTTCCTGGACCTTTTCCTCGAGGATCTGGAACTGCCGGAACTTGCAAGGAAGCGACTGGTCGAAGGCGATGCCTTCGAACTGCGGAGAGCCGGCTTCGGAACACAGGGTTCACCGGCCAATCTCGCGCTTGGGCGCACCATGCGCAACGCAATGTCGCGCCGCATCGCGCTGCGTCGCCCGAAGCCTGAGGAGATCGAGCGGCTCGAGGAGGAATTGCGCCAGGCCGAGGCGGAGGCCGGGGAATCAGCGCAAGCCGAGGTACTGCGCGAGAAGCTTGCGCTGCTGCGCGCCCGTGGAACGCGCATTCCCTATGTCGATCCGATCGATGTGCGCTACCGCCAGTTCGAACCGGCGCCGCGACCGGTGGCACAAGCCGTGATGTTCTGCCTGATGGATGTCTCGGGCTCCATGACCGAGGCCATGAAGGACTTGGCGAAGCGCTTCTACCTGCTGCTCCACCTGTTCCTTTCTCGCTGCTACCGTCACGTGGAGGTCGTCTTTATCCGCCACACGCATGAGGCCAGCGAGGTGGATGAGGAGACCTTCTTCCGCAGTCCAGAGACCGGCGGCACCGTCGTCTCCACCGCCTTCGAGGTGATGCTGAAGGTGATGCAGGCGCGCTACGATCGGGCGGACTGGAACATCTACGTGGCCCAAGCCTCGGACGGCGACAATGCCAGCGGAGACCGGGAGCGCACCACGGATCTCCTGTCGAAGCAGATCCTGCCGGTCTGCCAGTACTACGCCTATCTCGAGATCGGCCACGAGCATCAGGCCGGCAATTTCGGCTTCGTCTCGCGGGAGACGGAGCTCTGGAACACCTATGTCCGCCTGGGTGCCGCCAATCGTCGCCTGGCCATGCGGAAGGCCAGCCATCGGCGCGAGATCTATCCGGTCTTCCGCGAGTTGTTCCGCAAGGGAGCCATGGAGGGAGCGGGCCCATGAGTGCCACGGCCGAGGCTGGCCGGCTTCTGTTCCGCGGGGCGGACTGGGATTTCGACACGCTCCAGCGCATCCACGACGCCTGCGGCGAGATCGCGACCGGGGAACTGGGGCTCACGCTCTACCCCACGCGCATCGAGGTCATCTCGGCCGAACAGATGCTCGACGCCTACGCTGCCAACGGCATGCCGCTGTTCTATCGGCATTGGAGCTTCGGCAAGAGGTTTGCCCGGCACGAGGCGCTCTACCGTGCCGGCTTCCAGGGGCTGGCCTATGAGATCGTCATCAACTCCTCGCCCTGCCTCTGCTACGTCATGGAGGAGAACACGGCGACGATGCAGGCGCTGGTGATTGCGCATGCCGCCTTCGGCCACAACCACTTCTTCCGCAACAACGGCCTGTTCCGGGAATGGACGGATGCCGCGGGCATCCTCGACTACATCGACTTTGCCCGCGGCTACATCGCCCGCTGCGAGGAGCAGCACGGCGAGATGGAGGTCGAACGCGTGCTGGATGCAGCGCATGCGCTGTCCTCGCAGGCCATCTTCCGCGTGCCGCGACGCCGCGCGCTGGACCTGGCCGGGGAGGAGAAGCGGGAACGCGAGCGTCGCGCGCATGAGGAACGCATCTACGACGATCTCTGGCGCACCCTGCCGGCCAGCGGAACCGCACCCGCCGCGCAACTCGACGAGGCACGGCGTCGCGCGCTGCTCGAGCTGCCGCAGGAGAACATCCTCTATTTCCTGGAGAAGACGGCACCACGCCTGAAGCCCTGGCAGCGCGAGATCCTGCGCATCGTCCGCAACATCGAGCAGTATTTCTATCCTCAGCGACAGACCAAGGTGATGAACGAGGGTTGTGCCACCTTTGTGCACCACCGCATCCTGTCGCGCCTGCACCAGCAGGGCCGGCTTTCCGATGGTCAGTTCCTGGAGTTCCTGCACAGCCACACCAATGTCGTGACACAGCCCGACTTCGACGACCGGCGCTATTCAGGCCTCAACCCCTATGCGCTTGGCTATGCGATGATGGAGGACATCGCCCGCATCGCCACCGAGCCGGATGCCGAAGACCGGGAGTGGTTCCCCGATTTCGCAGGCTGCCGGGATGCCCTTGGCGTGCTGCGCGACGCCTGGGCGAACCATCGCGACGACAGCTTCATCGCCCAGTTTCTGAGCCCGCGCCTGATGCGCCGGTTCAGGATGTTCAAGCTGGTGGACGCCCAGGGTGAACGGGAGTTGCGCGTCGATGCTATCCACGATGCGCGCGGCTTCCGGCGCCTTCGGCAGGCGCTGGCGCGCCTGCATGATGTTGGGCGCACCGGCCCTGACATCCAGATCAATGATGTAGACCTGATGGGAGACAGGCGGCTCATCCTTCACCACCAGGTGCTCGACGGCCAGTTGCTAGACCCGGACCAGACACATCACGTATTGCAACACCTGGCGGACCTCTGGAGCTACGCTGTGCTGCTGCGCGAGGTAGATGGCACAGGCGTCGTGCTTCGGGAGCAGAGCGCTGCCGCAAGGCCGGGCATTATCCATGCGCTCGGATAGGTTTAAGTAGGCGGTAGCGCGCACTGGGTGGTGGACGCGCCCCGCGCTCGATGGCCGGACCGCCAGGCTGGCTCGCGCGACTTGACTGAGCGGAGGATGACTATGCCAGATCTTATCCCCGAGCCTGTCTTCGACGCGCTGATGGCGCGTGCCGGGATCTTGCTCGACCCGGAGGGTCGGACCAGCGTCCATGCCGCCTCCGGCCTGCTGCTTGCGATGATCGAACGTCTCCACGCGCCGCTGCCCATCGAGGTGGAGCCCGCACCCGTCTTCTCACCGCGCGACGCCGTCCCATGACCACGCTTCCCGGCAGCCTCGCCGAGGCCGCGCGGTTGATCGCCACGAGGGCGCTCTCCCCCGTCGAGCTGACAAGGATTGCGCTGGCACGCGCCGAGGCACTGAATCCGCGCCTCAACGCCTTCATACGTCTGACCGAAGACGTGGCTTTACGCCAGGCGCGGGAGGCCGAGGCGCGTCAGATGGCCGGAACGCTGCTCAGCGCGCTGGATGGCATCCCCGTCGCCCATAAGGACATCTACGAGACGGCCGGCATCCCAACCACTGCGCATTCCCGCATCCTGCTGGACCATTTGCCGGCTCGAGACGCGGCGACCGTTGCAGCCTGGGCTTCGTGCGGCGCGGTGATGCTCGGCAAGCTCGCGACGCATGAGTTCGCCAGCGGCGGCCCCTCCTTCGACCTGCCCTGGCCGCCGCCGCGCAACCCCTGGGATACGACACGCGCTACGGGCGGTTCCTCCTCGGGTACGGGCGCAGCGGTGGCGGCGGGGATCATCCTGGGCGGTACGGGCTCCGATACCGGCGGCTCCATCCGGTTGCCTTCGGCCTGGTGCGGGATCGCCGGAGTGAAGCCGACCTACGGGCTCTGCAGTCGGCGCGGCATCCTACCGCTCTCGCACAGCATGGACACCGCCGGGCCGATGGCCTGGACAGTGGAGGATTGCGCGATCCTGCTGCAGGCCATGGCAGGCCATGATTCGGAGGACCCCTCCTCAGCCGACCGGCCGGTGCCCGACCTGCTCTCTGGCCTCGCGGGTGGCGTGGCCGGCCTGCGGATCGGCGTGGTGAGGCACTTCCATGAGTCGGACCTGCCGGCGAGCCCGGCGGTGTGCGCCGGGATTGAGCGACTGCTGGAGGTGCTGCGCGCCGAGGGCGCCGAGATCCGCGAGGTCACGCTGCCGCCACTGTGCGACTTCCATGCTGCTGGCTGGGTGGTGCTGATGGCCGAGGCGCTGGCGATCCACCAGCCGTGGCTGCGGACCCGCTTCCAGGACTATGGCCGCATTCTGCGCGAGCGGCTGTCCATTGCGGCGCTCATCACCGGGGCGGACTACGTGCAGGCGCAGCGCCGGCGGCGCGAACTTTGCGAGGCTGTCGCCTCCGTGATGCAGGAGTGCGACCTGCTGGTCACCGCTGGGCAGCCGGTCGAGGCGGCCCTGCTCGAGAGTCTAAGCACCTGGACGACACTGCAGGGCGCGAACCTCACCGCGCCCTTCAACGTAACGGGTCAGCCGGTCGTCTCTGTCTGCACGGGCTATGGGGCGGGCGGGCTGCCCGTGGGTGCGCAGATCATCGGGCGTCCCTTCGAGGATGCGCTGGCCCTTCGCGCCGGCCATGCCTTCGAGCGCGTGACCGCCGACGAACGGCGGCGGCCGGCGCTGTAGCGCGTTGTCCTCACCCTCCTCCTGACGCTCCGTAGCGCATGGAAACGGGCGCGGGCTGGCGCGGAGACCGCCTGTGTCCATTTATGGACCGCGAGTTAGCGTGGGTCTCACCTCCATCAAACATCAACCCATCAGTGTCTCATGCGCCGTGAAAGTCATGCCCAAAGCAGCAGCGACCGCGGGATGGGTAATCCGGCCGGCGTGCACGTTGAGGCCCTGTGCCAGATGAGGGTTCTCTGCACAGGCCCGCCGCAGCCCCTTTCCAGCCAGCTGCAGTGTGAAGGGCAAGGTCGCATTGTTCAGAGCGACAGCGCTGGTGCGCGCCACGGCGCCCGGCATGTTTGTCACGCAGTAGTGCACCACACCGTCGACGAGGTATGTGGGCTCTGCATGGGTAGTAGGGCGGGACGTCTCGAAGCAACCGCCTTGATCGATCGCCACATCTACCACCACACTGCCCGGTCGCATTTTCCGCACCATCTCCCTGGTCACCAGCCGGGGCGCCGCCGCGCCAGGTAGCAGCACGGCGCCGATCACCAAGTCTGCTGCCAATACCGCCGCCTCGATCGCTTCCACGCTGGCAAATTGTGTTGCCACGGTGCCGCCGAACTCGGCGTCCAGCGCCGCCATCACGCGCAGCGAGCGATCGAGCACCGTGACGCGGGCGCGCATGCCCTGGGCGATCCGAGCGGCGTTGGACCCCACCACGCCGCCGCCGAGCACAACAACATTAGCCCCGGGCACGCCCGGCACCCCACCAAGCAGGATGCCAGCCCCGCCGGCCTCCTTCTCCAGGCAACGCGCGCCGACCTGCACTGCCATGCGACCGGCGACCTCGCTCATCGGCGCCAGCAGTGGCAGGCCCCCTTGGCCATCGGTCACGGTCTCATAGGCCACGGCGCTGGCGTTCGACTGTAGCAGCCCGATTGCCTGGTCGCGGTCGGCCGCGAGGTGCAGATAGGTAAACAGCACTTGGTCCGGGCGCAGCTGGATCCATTCCTCGGGTTGGGGCTCCTTTACCTTCACGACCAGCTCCGCCGCGGCGAAGACATCCGCAGCCTTGGCAGCGATTGACGCCCCGACAGCCCGGTAGCTCGCGTCGTCGAAGCCGATCGACGCCCCCGCACCCGTCTCCACGAGAACCTGATGGCCCTGGGCTGTAAGCTCCCGCACCGAGCCCGGCGTCAGCCCGACGCGATACTCGTGGATCTTGATTTCCTTTGGCACACCGATCCGCATGACTGCCCCTCTCCCTACGCCGGCATCAAGGACGCATCGTCGCCCCCTCGCCGGATTGCGTCTGCCAGAATGCTCTGAGGCGCCGCGGCTGGCGATGGCCTCCAAAGGAAATCGCCGGCTGCCGTGGATCTTCGTCGGCCCGATCGGCATTTTAGCGAGGGTCATGGCAGCGCGAGAGAGTACTGCGTAGCAGACAGGCGAGCCGACTATCTGCTTGGCTTTTCTGGCGATCCAGAGCGAATGGTCCAGTGCTGCGCGACCCGCTTCTCTGCCCCGGCTGGCGTCGCCTGCGGGGCTCAGGCTGGTAGCATTCGGATCATCGGGTGCCTGACCAGGACCGGACGATGACCATCTCGACCACGCAAATGCAGATCCTGACCGCGGCCGCACAGCATGAAGCGCAACTGGCCAAGGCGCCTGAGCGCCTGCCGGCCGGAGCGCGCAACGCGGTGTTCCGCAGCATGCTCAAGAATCGCTTGTTGGGTGAGGTGCCGGCGCCGCCAGAGCATGTCGGCCTCGGCTGGCGCCAGGATGAGGCTGGCGCATGGATGACACTGCGGATCACCGACGCCGGCTTGGCGGCCGCGCAGGAGGGCACGGGAGGCGCACTGGAGGCTTCGGCGCCCGAGGGGCAGCAAGAACACCCCGGCACGCCAGGCGGCTCTGACGGCCCGCCTGTGAGTCCTGAAAGGGCCTGCCCGCTGACGGGCGCGACTGACGGGCGTGCCACCCTGCGCTTGGCGGCCGCGGCCGTGGTCGCGGCCTGGGAAGCCTCGCAGTCTCTCGACGCTCCTTTGACCTCCATGCGCGCGATCCTCGCCGGCCAATCGGCCCGCGCGCCACGAGCAGCCGACATCCCCCGCAGGCCGCGCGAGGGCACCAAGCAGGCGGCGGTGCTGGCCCTGCTGCGCCGGCCGGAGGGTGCAACAGTGGCCCAGGTGGCCGACGCCACAGGCTGGGCACCGCACACCGTCCGCGGCTTCTTCGCCGGCCTTCGGATCCGGCACGGCATCGAGGTGACGGTGCTGGAGCGGGTGCGCCAAGTCGGGCCGAACAAGATTGGCGCGCGCGGCAGCTACAGCGTCTACCAGATCGCGGCGGTGGCAGCCTGATGCGCGCCACGCAGCACGGCTCCTCGCGCCTGGCAGTCGGCCTCTACCGCGTCTCGACGGCCGAGCAGGGACAGAGCGGCCTGGGCCTGGAGGCGCAGCAGGCCAGCGTGCGGGCCTTCGTGACGAGCCAAGGCTGGACGCTGGTGGCGGAGTTCTCCGACATTGCCAGCGGCAAGGACGACCACCGGCCGGGGTTCCAGGCTGCGCTGGCGCGGTGCCGGCAGCTGGGGGCGGTGCTGGTCGCGGCGCGGCTCGACCGCATCACCCGCCGCGCGCACACGCTGTCGCAACTGCTGGAGGACGGTACGGCGATCCGGGCGGCCGATATGCCCGGCGCAGATGAACTGATGCTGCGGATCTACGCGGCGATGGCGCAGAAGGAGCGGGAGCTGATCTCGGAGCGGACGCGGGCCGCGCTGGCGTCCGCTAAGGCGCGTGGGAAGGCGCTGGGCGGCGACCGGGGCTACCGGCCAGCAGCAGGCCCGGATAGCGCTGCCGCGGCTCTGGCACGCCGCCAGACGGCCGAGCTGGCGGCGCATCGGCTGGCCCTGGAGGTGCGGGCGGCGCGAGAGGCCGGTGCGGCAACACACCAGGGTCTGGCGCGCCTGCTGACGGAGCGCGGTGTGCTGACGCCGCGTGGAGGCAGCACCTGGACACATACCACCGTCGCACGAGTACTGATGCGAACGGCCGCGGTCTCTGCGCCCTTGACCTGAGCGCTGGTTCGTCCTCAGGGTGCGCTACATCCCTGGATCAACCTGTTGACGTCACGCTACGGCCTGGAGATCCGCGCGGCCATGGCGACCGACGCGCCCGGCTTGTCGACCTTGCTCGCCACGGCAGGCCACATCACCGACGCGCGTGTATTGGCCGAGCTGATCGTGGCGTTGCGCCAGGCCTCCTCAACGGCACTTGTCGCCGTGCAATGGGGACCGCCCAGCGGCCTCGTGGTGATGCATTGGTATCCGACGCTTCATGCGTCCCGTCCGACAGCGCAGATCACGACACTGTTGGTCAATGCCGATGAGCGGCGCCAGGGCATTGGGCGCATTCTGGTCAAGGCGGCCGCTCAGGCTGCGCGCGTGGCGGGCTGCGGCGAAATGGAAATCCTGACTACGCCAGGTGCGTCCTCGCTCGATGCCTTTTGCCAAGCCACAGGCTTTGCAGAGGCAGGCCAGCGGTTCGTGCGGTCGCTTCGCAAGCAGGGGTAGCGTCCTGCCCTGGTGCGGGCAAAGGTTGCACGGGCGCCGACAAGAAGCGGCGCCTGGCGGCTTGGATCAAGGCGCCATGGCCCATCTGGACGAGACCGGGTGGATTGCCACGAGAGCGGCGGGCGCCACGTCATCGGGCTTGGCGAGTAGCATACAAGGATCATCATGGCGAAGGCCCGCAGGCTGAAGGTCTTCCAGGCCCACTTCGGCTTCTACGACACTATCGTGGCAGCGCCGAGTCAGGCCGCGGCGATGCGGGCCTGGGATGTCCATCGGAACGTCTTCGCCGATGGGCAGGCGAAGCTCACAACCGATGAGGCGGCCGTGGCGGCGGCAATGGCGCACCCGGGAACGGTTCTGAAGCGGCCGGTTGGCTTCGATGGACCCTTTGAGGTCGAGCCGACGTCGCTTCCCGAACTACCTGACGTGCCGACGAAGAAGGCCACGCCGAAGGTTGCGAAGCCGGCATTGAGCAAGGCGCCACCTCCGCCGCCACCCGACCGGGCAATCCTGAGCAAAGCCGAGGCAGCGCTACGTGCTGTCGATGAGCAGCGAAAGGCCGAGGAGGCGGCGTTCCGGGAACGCCAGGTGGCCCTGGATGCAGAAATGGCTGCCGCCCAGGAGAGTTACGTCGAGGTGCGTCGGCTTTCCGAGGCGAAAGTGACTGAGGCGCTTGAGGCCTACCGCAAGGCGGGCGGTCGAGATTGAAGAGGAGCCAACGACGCTTGTGCACAGCAGGGTGCGACACCGGCAGCTGTAGAAGGCCTGCAACCGCGACAGGCATGTTCACCACCGATCAACGGTCGATGGTCGGTGTTGAACATGCGCCGCGGCGTCAGGCCACTCGCCAGCTGGGGACGTCGCCGTCGCGATCCCGATCGAACAGCCTGGCCCAGCTGTCCTCCGGCTCGCGGAGCGCCGGCTTCAGCGCCGTGCCCTTGACCATCTGGTCGAGCAGCTGCCCGACCAGCCCCAGCGCATCCACCTGGTCATCGTGCTTGCCCGCCGGAAACGTCAGCAGCTCCGCCTCGAAGGCCTGCCGCCACACCGCCCGCCGCGGCACCCGCAGCCCGTCCATGGCCATGCGCCCCCTGATCGACTGCGCCCGCACGCCCTTGTCGCCGCGCGTGGGAAAGGCGTGCCGCGCCACATAGGCCTGCCGCTCGCGCATCCGGCGCGCGAGGAAAGGACCCACACCGGCCCGGATCTGGCCGGTCTCCTCCGCCCAGCCGATCGGCCGCCACTTGCGGACCAGGTCGCAGAACGCCTCGATCCACACGTCCGCCGCCGCCTGGCCGCGCCACACATCCAGCAGCCAGAGCCGTCCCTCAGGATCCATCCCCACCACCACATGCGCGGTGAAATCTCCACCCCCGGCCGTGACGGCATAGTCCGAGCCGCCATAAACCCGCAGCGTCGCCGGGTCCGGCAGCTCGTCCACCGGGTGCAGCCACGCCTGCAGGAAGTAGTCGCCGGTGTCCGGCACCGGCCGCTGCTGGTACAAGGCCGACCAGCTCCGCGTGCTCGCCTCCGCCTTCACCCGCGCCAGTGAGGCGGCGTAGCCGTAGCCGTCATCCGCCCACAGCATGTCGCCCGGCGCCCGCCCCAGCGGATCCTCGGCCTCCGCCTCCGCCGGCAGCGACACCACCCGCCACTGGTCCCCCTGCGCCTCCAGCAGACGGCCGGACAGGTCGTCCTGGTGCCACCTGGTCTGCACCACCACGATCGAGGCGCACGGCCGCAGCCGCGTCCTGAGGTCGTCCTGGAACCACTCCCACACCCGGTTGCGCCGCGCCTCGCTGTCCGCCTCCTCGCGCGACTTCACGGGGTCGTCGATCAGCGCCAGGTCGGCCCGGAGCCCGGTGATGACGCCGCCGATGCCGGCCGCTCGGTACTCGCCGCCATTGCTGGTGGTCCAGAGGTCCTCCGCCTCGCGGTCCAGCCGGTAGCCCAGCGTCGGGCCATGGCTGCGGATGCGCCCGCGCACCCGGCGGGAGAAGGTGCCGGCGAGGTCGGCGGTGTTGCTGGTGGCGATGACGCGCCGGTCGCGGCTTTGCGCCAGGAACCAGGCGGGGAACAGGTCGGAGGTGTAGGTGGACTTGGCCGAGCCCGGCGGCATGAACACCATCAGCCGGTCCTGCTTACCATCCGCCACCGCCTGCAGCTCGCGGATCAGCAGCCGGTGGTGGGCCGCCGGTGCCATGCCCTGCGGCGCCAGGGCATGCTCGCACCAGAGGCCGAAGTCGCGGCGGATGGCGCGGCGCTGGCCCAACTCCCAGGCGGCGTCATCCCCCATCGACGGTCAGCCGCGCGGCGCGGGCCCGGCCGATCTCGGCCACCAGCTCCTCGTCGCTCATCTCCTCGGTGGTCTTGGCCGAGAGCACCAGTTCGTGCTTCTCCCGCCAGCCGGCGCGCGCCTTCATCCAGAAGATGGCGGCGGCGGTGTTCTGGCCGGAGGTGGCCATCTGGAACAGGGTCTGGGCGACCTTGACGGTGGCCTCGATGGAGCCGCGGTCGAGTTCACGTCGAAAATGCTTGCGTAGCGTCTTGGCGTCGATCTCGAGCAGGGTGGCGATGTCGGTCTGCGGGATGCCGAAGCCGGACATGGCGCGCACGGTGCGGCGCTGCTCCTCGGTCGGGCTATAGGTCGGCGGCGCCATCAGAGGCCTCCGCCGCCCGCTGGGCCGCCACCTCACTGAACGTCTGCCCACCAGCCTCCAGCACCGCCTGTTGCCCTGTGAAGGCCTGCCAGCGCAGCACGGCCACGTCGACATAGGCCGGCGACAGCTCCACCGCGTGGCAGGCGCGGCCCGACGCCTCGGCGGCGATCAGGGTGGTGCCGGATCCGGAGAACGGCTCGTAGATGGCCTGGCCGGGGGAGGAGTTGTTCTCGATCGGGCGGCGCATGCACTCCACCGGCTTCTGGGTGCCGTGGGTGGTCTCGGCATCCTGGCCACGGCTGGCGATCTGCCAGAGGGTCGTCTGCTTGCGGTCGCCGCTCCAGTGGCCGGTGGCGCCGCCGCGGACGGCGTACCAACAGGGCTCGTGCTGCCAGTGGTAGTGCCCGCGGCCCATGACCAGGCGCTCCTTGGCCCAGACGATCTGAGCGCGGATGTCGAAGCCCGAGCCAGTGAGGCTGTCGGCGACGGTGCTGGCGTGCAGGGCGCCGTGCCAGACAGAGGCGACGTCACCCGGGAACAGCGCCCAGGCCTCACGCCAGTCGGCCCGGTGGTCATTCAGCACCTTGCCCACCCGGGCGGTCTTGCTGCCCTCCAGGGCCGCGTTGCGCCAAGCGGGGTCATAGGCCACGCCGTAGGGCGGGTCGGTGACCATGAGGTGCGGGCGGACGCCGGCCAGGGCCTGCTCGACCACGGCGGCATCGGTGGCATCGCCGCAGACGAGGCGGTGGCAGCCGAGGATCCACACGTCGCCCAGCCGGCTGACGGGCACCTCCGGCACTTCGGGCACCGCGTCCGGGTCGGTGAGGCCCTCGCTCGGCTCGGCCAGGAAGCCCGCGATCTCCAGCTCGTCGAAACCGGTCAGCGCGAGGTCGAAGCCCTCAGCCTGCAGGTCGCCGAGCTCAAGGCGCAGCATGGCGTCGTCCCAGCCGGCTGACAGCGCCAGGCGGTTGTCGGCCAGGACATAGGCACGGCGCTGGGCGGGAGTGAGGTGGCTGAGTTCCAGCGTTGGCACCTCCGCCATGCCGAGCTTGCGCGCGGCGAGCAGGCGGCCGTGGCCGGCGATGACGCCGCGGTCGCCGTCGACCAGGATCGGGTTGGTGAAGCCGAACTCGCGAATGGAGGCGGCGATCTGCGCCACCTGCGCGTCGGAGTGGGTGCGGGCGTTGCGGGCGTAGGGCACCAGCGCCGCGACGGGCTGCGGCTTGTAGGCGGGGAACAAGGTCTTCGTCGCGCCGCGCGCCATACTGCCGTGCCTCCAGATCGCGCTGACGATGCGCGCCGCCGGGCCAAGGGTACCGCATCGGGATTCCGTGCCGCCACACGACATTCTTTCGCACGGCTGCTCGCGCATACGCAGGTCGCGTCATCCGCCCACCCAAGATCGGGTCGCCGCGTACGGCGCCAAGGTTGGCAGTTCAGCACGCGGGGCCAGTAGCTCGAGCCGGGGCGCGAGTGACGCGCCATTCCATCCCGCACAGACGAGGTGCTTTCTGATCAACGAGAGCGCCTTCTCTACACGGCTCCTGACGCACTCGCGGCGCCTCCTGAGGCGCGCGACAGTGCGTAGGGGGTATGGGGGATACACCTTCGCCGACCTTCGCCGAACCTTCGCCATGGAAAACAGGGACTTAAACCCGAACCTTCGCCACCTTCGCCGAACATCTTCGCCGAACTTTCGCCAATGAATGCAATGGCTTGTGATGTAACCTTCGCCGTACTAATATGGCCCGGTCGGCGGTTTGCGCGCAGTTCTCACGCGCCGGCAGGGCTAAGCCACCGAAGCACTCGAAGGCCGGAAAGATGGCGCTTTGCGTTGGCCTCTTCGACCGTCAGATACCCCTCGACGATCCAGTCTTCAATCAGCTTCGCCGCCTTCTTCTCCGGCACCTGGTGCAGCTTGTGTGCTATGGCCGGGAAATAGCGACCACTGCGTCGTGTCTGCGGCGTCGTCGACAATGGTTTGCCCTCCTTCCAAGCCTTATCGATCGTCTGGAACAGAGCCCGGATGATGTTCCAGGAGACGTCGTCTTTGCCTTGTTGCTGCGCTTCGGAAACCAGCACGCCCCCGCTCCAGCGCAGCCGCACCTCACCGCCCTGTGCGGCGTAGTTGGCCTTCATGCGCCGCAGGAGACGCACGTCCCCATCTTTTTCGTCCGGCCGGTCGAGGTAGAGACGGGAGCGAACCGTGTTGTTCCAGGCGGTACTGCCACCGGTGCCCTGGCCGGAAGCCAAACCTGACTGCGAAGGGTGAGCCAGCAGCAAGACGGCACAGCCGTGCTGCGAGGCAATCCTCGCAAGCGACGCGATGAACCAGCGCACCTTGCTCCGATCGTTCTCGTTGTCGGGATACAGGTCTGCAGCGGTATCAAGCACCAGGAGCGCCGGCTTGAAGTCGTGGCACGCCGACGAGACCTGCTCGGCAAAATCGGTCAAAGCTCGCTGCTCTCGGTCGAACGAGACCATCGCGTTGTCTTCGCCGAGCCGCGACAGCAGGCGCAAATCCGAGAGGTTGCTCATTCCGGCTCCAAGATGCCGGTTGATGGCTTCCTGGCGGCGTTGCAGTTCGGCTTCGGGATCCTCGCAGAAGATGCCGAGCGCCCGCCCGCCGGACACGTCGATGCCGCACCACGGCTTCCGCAGCGCCATCGCCGTGAGGAGCTGTTGCGCGAGCAGGCTCTTGCCGATCCCGCCGTCGCCGTAGAGCGCCGACACCGTGTCGGACGGCAGCCAGTCCTGAATCACCCAACGTCGCGCCGGCGCAGGCCCTTTCCACTCCCGGGGATCAATCAGGATGAGCGGGCACAGGGGGCCGCTCTGCGTCCTGGCGCCGCTGGCCCGCAGCCGCTCCTCAGGCGAGGGCGCCGCCATCACCCGGCGCTCGCGACGAGGTCGGCGAAGTCGTGGCTGGGCGGCGCGGCGATGATCCGAGCACCACGACCAGCATCAGCCCACCGCGTCATGCAGGCCTTGCCCGCCTTTATGCCGATCCCACCGTCATCCGCGTCCGCGAACACCGTGATCGCCTGGACGCCACACAGCACCGGGAAGACGGTGATCCCGCCGGCGCTGGTAGCGGCCCAGACCGGGCTCCACTCGAACTCTTGCATGATCGCCAAGCTCGTCTCGATTCCCTCGGCAATGCCGAGGCCCAAGGTCACCTCCTCGTCGGGCACCAAGCGGATGACCCCTGCGCGGCCAAGCATCATCTTGGCCTGACCACCGGCCTTGCCCCGGCCGTCCGAGGCCAGGAAGGTGCGATGGACGCCGCACGGCTCGCCGCTGAGCGGGTCGGTCATCAGCGCCAACATGGCCGGGAGACGCTCGTCCCTGCCGCGCGGACACGCCGCGTGGAACCGGATCGGCGCGATGTCGGGCAGGATCAGGCCGCGATGGGTCAGATAAGCTTCCACCGGCGTGCCCAGCGCCGTGACACCTTCGCGCCAGACCCGGAGCGCGAAGTCGGCGTTGGAGGTGTTCGGCCGCGGCGTGGACAGTCGATCCCTCTCTTGCCGCGACAGCTGCTGCGGGAGCGCGTCAGTCCGCGAGCAACGTCTGATCGCGAGCCAGTCCAGGGACCAACCGTAAGCCTCGCGCATGCTGGACCGACGCAGATGCGCCACGAGGGCGAGAGCGTCGCCGAACGCGCCTTCCTCGTGATCCTTCCACTTCCCGCGCCTATTGCCGGAGATCCAGACCTGGAGGCTGCCGCGCGAGCGAAAGCGCAGCTCGGTGCCGGATTGCGTGGTGGGAGCTTGGCCGATCAGGACATCCGTCAGTTCGCGGATGCGACCGGCGAGTAGATCGGCCGCTGCGGCAGGGCTGGGCAGCGCTGACCTGTCCATGCGAATGCCGGGCGCCGGATCCCGCAGGGCGCCGTTCATCAGCGCCGCAGACCGAGACCGAAGCGCTCGGGTCCGGTGAGCTGTTGCTGCTCTTGTGCCTTCGCCACCCGCCGCTGCGCTGCCTCATAAGCCTGCACGTCATCCAGGCTGTAGGCGACCGAGCCGCCGAGCTTGAGGTAGGCGGGGCCCTCACCGAGCCAGCGCCACCTCTCGAGCGTCCGCGGGCTGATGCGCCAGCGCTGGGCCAGTTCGGCCTGGTTTAGAAGCGTAAGGGCCACCGTCGTTCTCCTCGCAGCGTGTCCAATGACTGCGGGGAAGATCGGCGTCCAGAAGGGAGAAATCGATGCACGGACTGGGAGAAGAACCGGGAGAAATCGGCCTCAGGTCTCGATCGACCAGCCTCCGTCGCGGTTGATCAGATAGCGCGAAAGCCCCGACCACCGAGCTTCACCGAACATCCGACGAAGGCTTCCAAGGTCCGTCAGGTCCAGTGTGCGAATGCGGCGCCCTTGCCGATGGGCTGCGACCAGCGCGTTGATCGCTGCGATGTGCGGCTTCGACCTGAAGGTGAAGGTTTCGGTGCCGTTGATCACCAGCTTTTTGCCGTCCGGCGACAGCCATACTGCTTCGCTTGCCGCGACCGGCGGCACGCCAGCAATTCGCGCGTCCAGAATCTCAGACGATATCATCGGGCTGTCGGCGAACCTCAGCACCTCCTGGACCGGCACCACGAGGTGTGCCGCTATGACGACGTCGCGCACTCGGGCGGGCCTGCTACTGGTCAGCAGCAGGCGCTGGCGCGGGTGCGGCCGTACGACTGCCATTTGCCTCACTTCGCGTAGCACCTCTGGATCCCACAGCCGGCGGCAGAACCATACCGAAACGCGCTCTCGGCGCCGCCCGATGCGGGCATCGCCCACTTCCCAAAGCAGCTGTGGGACCAGCGTGTGAGGCGCGGCGGCGGTCAGCAGGTCAAGTTCGGCTACCATCAGCTTGATGAGATGCGGCAGGTCGGCAGCCCAGTTCACCAGCTGCTCACCAGGCACCACCACCGGCCCGCAGGTGGGATCAAAGCCCGCCATCTCGCCCGCCTCGCCCCAGGAGAACAGCGGCACGGGCCGATCCTCATCGTCGTGGGGCAGGACGGCAACATCGGCGTGGCCGTGCGCGCGGAGAAGGCCATTCTCCCGAAGCGGCTGGACCCGCTCTTCGCAGAGGGCGGCGGCGGCCCCTGACAGTCTCGCCTCCGGCGTCTCGATCACCTGGAACAGCAGATCCACGGCCTCGGGAGTCATTCGCAGCGCCATCTACAGCGACTGCACCAGGCCCCAGCGGGCGAGGTACTTCTCCCCGACCAGGCGCTGCCGCCCATCCCGATCCTTCAGATCGCAGCCCTGGGGCATGGTGATCTGGACCGTCAATGTGCGTGCGCCTCGCCCGCCAAGTTGGGCAAAGAAGCGCACACTGAGCCGAGCCTGGGTCACGGTATATCCTCCGGCCAAAGGGTTATGCTGGCCGAAGCGTTCATCTGCCATCTTCCAGATGCTGTGCGGAGCATCGCGAAGGCACTCTAGGGTGATGCGCTCGCCGCTGCCCTCCAGCGGCATCAGGCGCAGCTGGAGCAGCCGTACGTCCTCGATGTTGTCCTCGGGATCCGTCGGAAAATCGAAGCGGCTGCACAATCCATCGAGCCGGTACCGGCGCAAGGTGACCTTCTCTCCGCTGATCGGCATCCCCAGCAGATGCTCCGCCAGCAGCCGGACCAGCGGCTCACGCATCTCACGGTCCTTGGCCACCACTTCGATCACGCCGTCGCCGGGACTGTAGGTGAGGGATGCCTCCAGCACGCGATGATCTGGTACCCGGTCAAGCATGCCGCGCACGAAGGCGAGGCGGGTTTCGGGCCGGCCCTGGCTGTAGATCGTCACTTGCACCAACTCGACGTCGTTTTGCTGCTCCACTCGGGTCCGGTCATAGACTTCGGCCTCGACGAGACGGCTGCGCAGGCATTCTGCAACCGCGAGCTTGAAAGACTTCAGCCGCTCTGGGTCGCGAGACACGATGCCGCCGGTCCCGCCGACGTACCCGCTCCAGCTCCGCCCGCGGCGGTACATGTCAGCATGCCGGACCTGCTCAGCACGCTGGAAGAGGTGGGTCACGTGTTTAAAGACGTGGAGGGCCCGCTCATGCCTGTTTGCCAAATGATCGAGTACACCGCGGATGTTTTCATCTACGCAGCTGTAGAGTGCCGCCTCGCCTGGCTCGTCCGCCATTTCGACAACGCGTTGTGCGTCGGCCACGACACCAGCGCGCTGGGGCTCCGGCAAGGCCTCCACTGCAGCCGCCAAGGCTGACCCGAGGGTGCGTGTCTTACCACTCCAGGGAATGGTTGGGGGCAGGTCGATGTTGAGCTCGCTGAAGTAGCTGCGCAAAGCTCCAGCCGGCGTTGAGCCGAGGAATTCAAGCAGGGTGAGCAAACCGGGGCTCCTGCAGAGACAGGCGACATTCCGAGTCGATCCCGGATTGCAGACGGCACCATAGCCAATTCACGACGCTGATACTCTTGTTTTCGCACCTGTACCTGCCGCGTGAGTTTGTGCTGTTGCATTGCTGGCCGGTCGGGCATTGCAAATTCATGCGTGAACTGGCCCCCAAGCTACCGCTGAACGCACACCTGCCGCCGCACCTCCGCAAGGTTTGCGCGATACTGGCCGTCGGGCTGCTGCGGCTTAGGGATCGCTCGGCGGAGCACACAGCGGCCGACCCTTTGACTTGTGCCGGCGCCGAAGAGAGTTCGCTACACTTCACCGCCGACCAGAGCGTGTGTGCGAACCGGACCAACCGGAGACGCGCATGATCCGCACCAGCACCGCGACGAGGAAGAGCAGAGATGCCGTACAGGCCGCCCCGGAGGCGCCTGTGCAGGTCTTCCCCGCCATTCCCCCTGCCGACGTCCTGGGGCGCCTGGCGGTCCTCCAGGCGGCGCCCATTGCCGTGCTGAAACAGCAGTGGCGGGAGCTGTACGGCAAGGAGCCGCCGCCCTTCAGCCGGACCTACATCCAGAGCCGCCTGGCCTACCGCATCCAGGAGCTGGCCTATGGCGGCCTGAGGCCGGAGACGCGGGCGCGGCTGGAGGCGCTAGGCGAGCAGCTGGACGGCGGCAACATCGTCCTGCGCCGCATCCGTGCCGACAGCCGGCCACTGCCCGGCACACGGCTGCTGCGGGAGTACGACGGCGTCCAGCACGTGGTCACTGTCCGCGCCGACGACTTCGAGTTCGAGGGCCGGCCCTACCGGTCACTGTCGGCCATCGCCCGGCACATCACCGGCACAAGGTGGAATGGCTGGACGTTTTTCGGGCTGCGCGCGCGAGGTGACGCATGAGCCGCCGCGCCCGCATCGAGCCGGCCATGCCGGCCACGACGAAGAAGCTGCGCTGCGCCGTCTATACGCGGAAATCCACGGACGAAGGGCTAGAGAAGGAATTCAACACGCTCGACGCCCAGCGTGACGCCTGCGAGGCCTATATCACCAGCCAGCGCGCCGAGGGGTGGGTACTGGTCCGCGACCGCTACGACGATGGCGGCTTCTCCGGCGGCACGCTGGAGCGGCCGGCCCTACAACGCCTGCTGCGCGATATTCAGGCCGACCTGGTCGATGTGATCGTGGTCTACAAGATCGACAGGCTCAGCCGCTCGCTGATGGATTTCGCGAAGCTGGTGGAGGTGATGGACGCGCATGGCGTCACCTTCGTGTCCGTCACGCAGAGCTTCAACACGACGACCAGCATGGGGCGGCTGACGCTGAACATCTTGCTCAGCTTCGCGCAGTTTGAACGCGAGGTCATTGGCGAGCGCATTCGGGACAAGTTTGCCGCCTCCCGGGCGCGGGGCATGTGGATGGGGGGCAAGGTGCCGCTCGGCTACGACGTCGCGGCAAGGAAGTTGGTGGTGAACGAGAACGAGGCACCGCGGGTGCGCCGCGTGTTCGAGATCTTCGCCGAGACTGGGTCGGGCATCGAGACAGTGGCCCGCCTCCGGGAGGAGGGCGCCACCAGCAAGGCGGGTCGGCCGCTGGACAAGGGCGACGTCTACAAGCTGCTGAACAACCGCACCTACGTCGGCGAGGCCGCTCACAAGGGGCAGGTCTATCCCGGCGAGCACCAGGGGATCGTGCCGCGGGAGCTATGGGACCGGGCACATGCCGTGCTGCAGGTCAGCCCGCGGGTTCGCGCCAACCAGAACCGGGCACAGACGCCGGCGCTGTTGAAAGGGCTGATCTTTGGGGTGGATGGACGGGCGCTGTCGCCAACCCATTCCAGGAAGAATGGCCGGCTCTACCGCTACTACGTTGCGCAGCGGGTCCTGAAGGGCGACGCCGCCGGCGACGCCAGCATCGTGCGCCGGGTGTCGGCCGCGGAGATCGAGGCGGCGGTGGTGGATCAGGTGCGGGCGCTGCTGCGGCAGCCGGAGATCGTGGTCGGCACTTGGCGGGCAACGCGCAGGGAGGCGCCGGATCTCACCGAGGCCGAAACCCAGGACGCCCTGCATCGGCTCGACCCGCTGTGGGAGCACCTCTTCCCGGCAGAGCAGGCTCGGATTGTCCGCTCGCTGGTGGAGCGGGTGGTGGTCGGCCCGGCCGGTGCGGACATTCGGCTGCGGCTAGATGGGCTCGGCGGCCTCGTCCGCGATCTCACCGCCATCTCGCCCAGTGCCTTGAGGACCGCAGCATGACCGCCGCGACCAGCGTGACGGTTCGGGTGCCGCTGGCCATCAGGCACCGGCCAGGCAGGAAGACCGTCGTGACACCGATGACGGATGGCGTGGCGCCGGTCACGACGCGCGCCGATCCGGCGCTAGGAGCTCGTCCCGGTAACGGGTGAAAATGCTCGACAGCTGGGGCGAGCGGTGATTCGCTCGTCGACATGACGAAGAGCTTTCGACCCTGGAAGGTGGACGAGGTCTGGCTGCTGCCACCCTC